CTAGTTTTTATCACACTGCAGATTTAATAAATTTATTTTGGTTTGAGGAACAACAGATTATGAAGATAGGTGCTCATTTAGATACGTATGTAACAGGAGCACAAGGTTCATGGAAAATGTTGAATGATTACAGAGACCACTTAAATAAACACACTGCTTGGTATAGACCAATGGACCCAAAAGGAGTAGGTGAATGGCAGCAAAAAATAGAAGTGTCAGAAAACGGTCGTTCCACTACAGTAGGAAATAAAAGTATTTTAAAGTTTAATTCTTTGTTTAAAGAACCTACTAATGGTGTCGGGGGTTTAACAACTAAGTTTTTTTATGAAGAGGGTGGTGTTGCACCTAAAGCAGATTTAACTTACGAGTTTATTCGTCCTGCATTAGAAGACGGTGAGATAGTTACAGGTCAGTTTATTATTGCTGGTTCAGTTGGTGACTTAGAGCAATGCGAACCTTTAAAGAAATTTATATATCGACCTGAAGCAAATGGGTTTTATGCTGTTAAAAATAAATACGCTAACAATAAAGGAACTGTTGTTGAAACAGGTTTATTTATACCTGAGCAGTGGTCAATGCCTCCTTATATAGATGACTACGGTAACTCTAAAGTAAAAGAAGCATTAAATGCAATAAAGAAACAACGCGAAGAAGATGAGAAAAAATTAGACCCTATTGCGTTTCAGATTAGATGTTCACAAAAACCAACTACCCTTGAGGAAGCATTTGCATCTAAAGAAGGAAGTATTTTTCCAACAGCTTTAATTTCTAGTCATAAATTAAAAATACAAGACAAAGAATATCCGTATGAAACGTTTGAGTTAGAAAGAAGTTCGGATGGCAGAGTTCAGTTTAAACCTAGTAAAAAACTACCTATATTTGATTTTCCTATTTCTAAAACAACCGAGAATAAAGAGGGTGTTGTATGTGTATGGGAAAAACCAGATATAAAAGATGGCGAGATACAACCTGAATGGGGTATTTATTATGCATCAGTCGATCCTGTAAAAAAAGGTAAAACAAATAGTTCAGAATCGCTTTGTTCTATTTATATTTACAAACGCTCTATAGAGGTTACAAAAATACAGCATGATGAAAGAATGAGTTATATTGAAGGAGATAAGATAGTGGCTTCATGGTGTGGTCGATTTGATGACTTAAATAAAACACATGCTTTATTAGAAAACTTAATTGAAGCGTATAATGCATGGACATTAGTTGAGTGTAACGTATCTCAATTCATTATTCACATGATAGAGAGAAAGAAACAACGATATCTAGTCAAAAGAAAAGATATGCTCTTTTTAAGGGAAATTTCTTCTACTTCAAATGTACATGACGAATATGGATGGCATAACTCAGGAAAAATGTTTAGAGATCACTTAGTTGATTATTTAATACAATTCCTGCAAGAAGAGCTGCATGTAGAAACAGATGAAAACGGAAACACTAAAAAGATAATTTACGGTATAACAAGAATACCAGATATTATGGCCATGGAAGAAATGGAAAAGTATGAACCTGGTATGAACGTTGACCGTTTAATAGCATTAGCTGCATTAATATCTTTTATGAAAGTGCAGTTTGCAAACGTAGGTTATAAGAAAGTTACTGTTATAGAAGACAACAAATATTTGGAAAAGTCAAAAAAAATGTATACCTTTAATAGTAAACCTTTTAAAAATATAGGAGTAGCGAAAAGTTCCTACTCTTCAAGCAAAAATAGAAACCCTTTTAAAAGATTAAGATAATGGAAGTATTATCAGCAATGGACATACAACGAGGAAAGAAAGTTACTAAAACTTCTTTTAACTCATTTACGCAACCTTTACAGTTTTTACCTAAAGCAGAAAAAGATGAGGACTGGTGTATTCACAATGCAGATTGGATAGAGTGGCAAGGAATCAAACAAATCCAAGAAAAAGCTAGACGCTTAATGAAAAATTATAAACTAGCTAAAGGGATTATAGATAAAACAGATTACATACCTACTGAAGAAAACGAGTATGGTGAAATAATGGAAGTTTTAGCGGATGCTGAAGAAACAGCTTTAGAGTTAAAATTTTATCCTATTATCCCTAATGTAATCAATGTTTTATGTAATGAGTTTAGTAAAAGAAATACCAACATTGAGTTTCGTGCAGTAGATGATTATTCATACAATGAAATATTAGAAAATAAAAGAGCTGATATAGAAGCAGTATTGCTAGAAGACGCACAGCATAAGCTTTTACAAAACATGCTCGAAATGGGACTAGATCCAAACTCACCTGAAGCACAACAACAGTTTAATCCAGAAGCAATTAAAAAGCTTCCTGAAATAGAAGAGTTTTATAATAAAAGCTATAGAACTATTGGTGAAAAATGGGCAGCTAAACAGCATGCTTTAGACACAGACCGTTTTAAACTTGATGAATTAGAAGAAACAGGATTTAGAGATAGTCTTATTACAGATAGTGAGTTTTGGCATTTCTTAATGTATGAAGACGATTACGGAATTGAATTATGGAACCCGGTGTTAACTTTTTACCATAAGTCACCTAATGTTAGATATATTTCTCAAGGTAATTGGGTAGGTAACATTGATATGATTACTATATCTGATGCGATTGATACGCTAGGTAGGTTTATGACTAAAGAGCAAATAGAATCTTTGGAAACATTACATCCTATTAAAGCAGCGCGTCATATGATTGACGGTGTGCCTAATGATGGTTCGCTTTATGATGCAACATTATCACATGAAGATAATTTACGTGATTCAGTAGCAATGAAAAGATACATGTCTTTTTACGAAAACAGATATAACCCGGAAGATATTGTTTCATGGATTGTTGGAGAAAGTGAAGATTCTGGATTACTAGAAGATTCTCAAATGCTTCGTAAAACAGTAGGTTATTGGAAAACACAGAAAAAAGTAGGACATCTAACATCTATTCAAGAAGACGGAAGTTTAATTACCGAAGTTATTGATGAATCGTACGTTATTAAAAATAATCCTATTTATAATACTAAGTTTAAATCAGAACGTAGTGCTGAAACATTAGTTTATGGAGATCACATTGATTGGTTTTGGATTAATGAAGTATATGGTTTTATAAAAATAGGACCAAATAGAAGTTATTATCCAGGTAACCAACATAGCGCATTCGATCCTATTTATTTAGGAATAGGTCAAAATAAAATAGGTCCTTTACGTTTTCAGTTTAAAGGTGATGAGTCTTTATATGGATCTAAACTTCCTGTAGAAGGGCGAGTTTTTTCTGATAGAAATACTAAATCTACTAGTTTAGTTGATTTACTTAAACCTTCGCAAATAGGGTTCAACTTAGCTAATAACCAAATAGCAGATATCCTTATTGATGAAATAGGAACTGTAATAGCATTAGATCAAAATGCAATACCTCAGCACTCAATGGGTGAAGATTGGGGTAAGGCTAATTTAGCAAAAGCGTATGTGGCCATGAAGGATTTTCAAATCATGCCTTTTGATACAACTATTACAAATACAGAAAATGCATTAAACTTTTCACATTTTCAAACGCTAAATCTTGAACAAACAAATCGTTTATTGGGTCGAATACAAATAGCTAATTATTATAAGAATCAAGCTATGGAGTTAATAGGTCTTACACCACAACGATTAGGTCAACAAATGGGACAGATTGAAACAGCTACAGGAATAGAGCAATCAGTAAGTGGTTCTTATACGCAAACAGAACATTATTTTATTCAACACAGTGATCAATTAATGCCTAGAGTTCACCAAATGAGAACGGACTTAGCTCAATATTATCATTCTTCTAAATCATCTATAAGGCTGCAATCATCACTAACTTCTGATGAACGCGCATTTATGGAAATAAATGGTATAGACTTAATGCTTATAGATATTAATGTTTTCTGTAAAGTAAATGCAAATACTCGTAAGATGCTAGAAGATTTGAAAAAGTATGCATTTTCAAATAATACAACAGGCGCAACTATCTATGATTTAGGAAACATATACCAAGCACAAACAGTTGGAGCTCTTGAAGCAGTAATGAAAAAACTAGAAACTAGAGCAGAACAACAACGAGCAGAACAAATGAAAGCGGAGCAAGAAAAATATCAAGCTGAACTTGCAGCAAAAGAAAAAGAACGTCAAATGGAACTTGATCATGAAGCTAGAGAAAATGAAAAAAATAGACGTAAAGATATTCTTGTTGCTGAAATTAAATCTGCCGGTTATGGTGCTATGCAAGACTTAAATGCCAATCAGCAATCAGATTATATGGATGCGTTGAAAGAAGTAAGGGAGTCTGAACAATACCAAGACACAATGAATTTTAATAGAGAAAAAGAATCTAATAAAAAATCATTAGCTGAAAGAAAGTTAGACATAGAACAACAAAAAGTAAATAATGATTTAATGTCTAAACAAACAGAACTTCAGATAGCTAAAACGAATAAAAATAAATACGATAAAAAATAAAGGGTTTCAAAAGAACCCTTTTTTAATTATAAGGAACTACTTGTAAAAAAATAAACAAAAAATATTTTAAACATTTATTAGTTAAAGTTTGGCTATTTTTGCTTATATTATAATAAGTCAGTAATTTAAAACCAACAGTTATGCCAAAAGAAAAAAACACTTTCGTAGAGGAAGTTGAATTTGACAACTTAGACGATTTGTTAGGTACATCAGCTTCAACAGTTATTGTACCAGACGACACTAATAAGTCAGTTCTTTCCACTAATAAAGTAGATACAACGTTCATTGACAATCCGGAAGACGAAGAAGAGGAGGAAGAGGAAGAAGACGATTTAACAGGTAAAAAATCTAAAACTGAAACTTCTGAAGAGGAAGAAGAAGAGGAAGAAGATTTAAGCTTTTTAAATGAAGAGTTAGAAGAAGAGGAAGACGATGCTTCAAAACCTGGTAGAAAAAAACAAACAAAAGAAGTAGCTATTTCAGTTTTATCTAGCTTAGTGGAAAAAGGAATACTAGAACCTTTTGTTGACCAAGATGGAAATCTTGAAAAACCAATCGAAGAATATACTCAAAAAGATATTGAGGAATTAATCGAAGCAAACATTCAAGATAAAATCAAAAAGGTT